AAGATAAGTCAGCGGTATTAGTGCCGGAAGGCTGGAAACCAGTCAAGGAGCATGAAATGGTTGAAGTTGTGGGAGTAGCTCCTGATTGCCAAATGTTTATTGATGAAGAGAATCTATTTTATAACCCATCAGATGTAGGCTCTACCCTAATGGTCCCAGGAAATATGTTGATTTCATTTACTTATCAAAATGTTGAACACTATTTAGTACAGGAGAACTATGTTTTAGCAAAGATAGTTAATGATAGTTAATTAAAAATTGGGGATTCCTCCAATTTTAAAGATTGGAGAGTCATATATGTTTGGATATCAATTAGTAACAGAAGCGAGCTTAGGAAGAGTTCTTGGTAAATATTTTGAAATTGGTTTTATTATCATTTCTGCTGAGAGGTCTTGTGAATCTGAGAAGGGAAGGGACTGTACTGATGAAGAGCAGCTTGAACAAGAAAAATTAAATAAACAAAATGAACGAAGAATTAAAGGGGATATCCAAGACGAAGGTTTTGGATTCGTCCCTGCCTTTGGTGGCTTTAGAGAATTGGTTATAGATCCAGATACGGGGGAACAGACGTTTCAAGACAACCCAGATCCAGAACCATCATTCGTAATACCATTAAAGCCAGGAAAGTCAGTTTCAGAACTTAAAGAACTTGGAGTAAAACTTTCTAAAGCATATAATCAAGATAGTTTTTTATTTAAACCTCCAGTTCATGGAGACAATAAAGCATATTTTATAGATCAGAATGGTGATGTTGAAATATCTTTTGGTAACGTTACTATTGCGGATATGACACAAGTATATTACACATATTTACGCAAAAGCGCCCCTAGTAGAAGGTTTAGTATGACCGAACCAGAAACCGATTCAACCCCTGGACCAGAAGAGGACACAGGAATAGAATTACAAGAGAATTTTGCAATGTATATTCCGAAATCACCAAAAACATTTGGTGATGCAAAACGAAGGATGGGGGAAATATTTATTAGAGTAAAAAAATCTACCCCATTAAAAGGATAATAAATGGCCAAGGGCAATAATCCAAATACTAAAGGGGATTCGCTTTTAAATAGTCGAGATCACTTATTTACATTTTTAACAGCAATTGTTAAAAAAAATGGTGGAAAGCTAATAATTTCCGAAGAAGAGCTGCTAAGTGTGCAAAGAAGTGATATGGTGACACTAGCATATAATATTGAAACAAAAGAACTTATTTTTGAAATATCAGCTTTAGATATTACCAATAATTACAGTGATGACCCGAAATCTAGAAAAGATAATTAAAAATGTCTTTATTATTGTCACTCATGCTTTATACACATGACTTAACCACATATACTAGAATAAATGAAATTAGAGAGGAAAATAATATTTTTCTTGAAGTTATTTTAGATCGTCCACCCGATACTTCTCCCTACCAATAGCCTAAATCTCATTGACATCTACGTCAAATGATAGTATGATTTACATGAATCCCATATATTTTATAGGAGATATTCAGTGGAACAGACAAAAAATACATCTATCCCATTTATTGGACTTCATGCCCACTCAGTTGCCGGTTCTCCGTTTGATGGACTTGGTTATCCACAGGAACATATGGATTTTGCATATGAGAATGGTAGCGATGCTCTAGCCCTTACCGATCACGGTAATATGAATGGTTTAGCGTATCAGGTTTTACATGCCAAACAAATGGATAAAGACGGTAAGAACTTTAAACCAATTTATGGATGTGAAGTATATTTTCTTCCTTCTATTGAAGATTGGAAAAAACAATATGAAGAAGCTCGACAAGATAAAAAGCGTGTCAATAAACTAAAGGCTGGCAAAGAAACAACCGCAACAGTTATTGAAGATGAGCAAAGAAACTTAAAAGATACAATTAACCGCCGCAATCATTTAATTTTATTAGCACAGAATCAAAAAGGGCTGAATAATTTATTCCAGCTTATATCAAAATCATTTTCTAAAGGCAATTTCTATAGATTTCCGCGAATTGATTACCAAATGCTCAAAGAACATTCTGAGGGTTTGATTGCAGCTTCTGCATGTTTGGGTGGAGTATATGCAGGAGACATGTGGAGAAACAAAGGTGCTGGAGAAGACAGCATTTTAACTGCTATGCGCCAAACTACTGAGCAGATGTTAGATATATTTGGCGATAGGTGGTACGGAGAACTCCAGTGGAATAATATTCCCGAGCAACATGAATTAAATAAATATATTATTCAAATTTGTTCTGAATATAATATTAAATTAATTTCTACCGCTGATTCGCACTATCCTAATCCTGATGCTTGGAAGGATCGTATACTATATAAGCGTCTTGGGTGGCTAGGCAAGAGCGGAGGTAGTGGTGTGGACCTGCCTAGTTCTGTAGATGAAGTTGGATATGAATTATATCCCAAAAATGGCAATCAAATGTGGGAGTCATATAAAAAATATTCAGATTCTTGTGGTGTAAAATATAATGATGAGCTTGTTTTAAATTCTATTAAAGAGACTTATCATATTGGTCAGAACAGAATAGAGAGATTTTATCCAGATTCTACAGTTCGTTTGCCAAGCTTTGTAGTTCCAAAAGGTAAAACTGACAACAAAGCTTTGGTAGAATTTTGTATCGAGGGTTTAAAAGAATTAAAATTAGATAAAAAACAAGAGTATATTGATAGATTGCACTCAGAATTAACAATTATTCGTGATAGAGGTTTCTCAAAATATTTTTTAACAATGAAAGCTATTGCAAATAAGGCGACTGAGATTCAACTCGCAGGACCGGGTAGAGGTTCAGCCGCTGGTTCTTTAGTTGCTTATGTACTAAAAATCACGCAAATCGATCCAATTAAGTACGGCTTGCTCTTCAGTCGATTTTTGAGAAGTGACGCAAAAGATTACCCAGATATTGATTATGATGTATCTGACCCAATGATTCTTAAAGATAAGCTCATTCAGGAATGGGGAGATAACACTGTAGTTCCTATTTCTAATTGGAATACATTACAACTCAAATCTCTTATTAAAGATATTTCTAAATTTTATAGTATTCCATTTTCTGAAGTAAATATGGTTACAGGGAAGATGATCAAAGAAGCAACTGGTCCTGCAAAACGAGATCATGGTATTGCTGCTGGTGCCTATACTCCCACACTTGAAGAGGTTATGAACTATAGTGAAACTTTGCAGAAATTTTTGAAAAAATATCCACATGTTAAACCCCATATTGAAGCACTTTATGGGCAAGTTCGATCAGCATCACGACATGCTGGTGGTTGTTTGGTTGGTGAAGACTTGGACAAGCATATGCCCCTTATTAATTCCGGGGGAGTAAGACAAACTCCGTGGTCAGAAGGGCAACATGTTCGACACCTTGAGCCTATGGGTTTTATTAAGTTTGATATCCTTGGCCTTAGCACTTTAAGGATGATTGAGGGGTGTATTGAAAATATTCTTAAGCGTCACTTTGGAGCCACAGAAATATCATTTAAGGATATTCGAGATTTTTACAATAAACATCTTCATCCCGATAAAATAGATTTAAACGATCCGACTGTATATCAGTCTGTATTTCATGAAGGACGGTGGGCAGGGATATTTCAGTTTACAGAACCTGGAGCACAGAATTTTTGTATGAACGCCAAGCCTAATTCTATTATTGATATTTCAGCCGTTACTTCTATTTTTCGTCCTGGTCCGTTATCTGCACAAGTGGATAAAAATTATATGAATGCTATTCGTTCACCAGATACAATTAAATATTTGAATAAAATTCATCGTGAAATTACCGAAGAAACACACGGTTTCTTGATCTTCCAGGAACAGATTGCTTTACTTGCACATAAACTTGGTAAAGACTTATCATTAGATGAAGGTAATTTACTACGTAAGTTATTGACAAAAAAAGGTACTGGTAAAAGTCATAAAATTAAAAAAGAAATTTATAAGAAATTTTGTGCTGGCTGTATTGAAAAAGATATTACACAATACGAAGCAGATAAACTCTGGGATAAATTTGAATTTTTCTCTGGATATGGCTTTAATAAATCACATGCCGTGTCATATTCTATTCTTTCATATCAGTGTGCTTGGTTATTAACCTATTATCCATCTGAATGGATTGCAGCATTCTTGGATAAAGAACCTGAGAAAAGAAAAGAGAGGGCAATCAATATTGCTAAACAACTTGGTTATGAAATAGAACCTTTAAATATAAATATATCAACATATAATTGGGAAGTTTCTGAAAATGGCAAAAAATTAGTCCAGCCGTTTTCTTCAATTAAAGGTCTTGGAGATGCTGCTGCAAAACAAATTATGGATAATCGTCCGTTTGAAACAATTGAAGATTTCTTGTTTAATGAAAATATAGTATACAGTAAATTAAATAAAAAATCTCTTGATGTACTAATTCGTTCTGAGGCATTAAATCCGCTTGTTGATAATCGATTTACGGGATTAAAACATTTTTGGTCAGCAGTTGCAGTTGACAGACCAAAAAATAAAAAGAGGTTTTATAAGAACATAGAGCAATATGCCCCAGAAGGAGATTTTACAGACGAAGAAATGATTGAATATAAAGTTAGTTTGACTGGAGTATTTCCTACACACTTGGTTATGACCGATGGTGTTCGTGAACAGTTAGAGAAGCTCGAAATCCCTCCTTTGGGCGAATACAGCAAAGAAGTTGGTGTTGCTTGGTTTATTCCAAGAGAAATTGTTCAAAAGAAAACAAAAAATAATAAGGACTATTGGATTGTTAAAGTAATTGATTCAACTAGCACCACAACATCAATAAAGTGTTGGGGAATTGGAAAACAAGATACATTACATATAAATCGCCCTTACATGGCTAAATTAGATTATGATGAACAATGGGGGTTTAGTATAAGAAATATTAGGAGGAGTTTTAAGTTATTGGCATAAAATCATTACATAGTAAAATTAATACATATATTTTAGAGATATTAATTTGGTTTTATGCCTTATATTTCTTTGGAGTATTTTTGTTTAAGTTTACAAGAAAGGATAAGAAAGATGATAATTGAATATTACAAAACTAGAGTAAAGGTAAAAGATCCACAAAGAGCTAATCCAAGTGATGCTGGGCTGGATGTATTTTACTGTCCACTTGTGGAAGAACCGGTTATTCTTCAGCCTGGAGAAAATAAAGTTTTGCCAACTGGTTTAAAATTTGGTATCCCACACAATTATATGCTTCAAGTCATGAACCGTTCAAGTATGGCAGCAAAGAAAAGTTTAATTGTTGGGGCACATTGTATTGATTCTGGTTATGATGGTGAAGTATTTATTGACATACACAACATTGGACGAGAAGTACAAGTTGTTCGGCCTTATGATAAAATTGCCCAATTAGTTTTGGTTCCAGTAGTATCCTTTAGGGCACAAGAAGTTGGTGATGACATATTATATAAAGAATCTATTACAATTAGTGCTCGTGGTGATGGGGCATTAGGGAGTACTGGTAAGTGAGTTCAAAAAGAAAAATGCAAAGACAAGAAAAGAAAAAAGCTGAAAAAGAACTTAAGCATACACTAGGCTTATTTGATAAGATACCGGAGGAATGCTTGACATGCGAGGAGAAATTTGATAAAAATGATAAAAAGATGGTTCTTGAATGGCAAGTTGTTGTTCGTAAAGAAGAGGGAACTGTAAGGTTGTATTGCCCAGATTGTTGGGATAAAGCTATTAAGATAGTAAAAGAATATCATGAAGAAGGTAAAAAATAATAAACCTAATTGTTCTGTATGTGACGACACAGGTTGGGATTTTAAAGATAAACCCCCTCCCTTTCCTAAGTGTTCGAAATGTAGTTCAGAAAGAAAAAAGGAATAGTAATGGAAATGTTAGTTTTAGGACTAAAATTGCTTTGTGCATTTGGTGGCCTAGTAATGACATATTTTGGCTTATTTAAATGGCCAAGTAATAAAGATTCAAACATTATTGACGCAGAATGGGAAGAGATTAATGAACGAGAAAACAAGAGACTTGATGTTTTCGTCTAAATCAGATGAATGGGAAACGCCACAGGATTTATTTGATGAATTAAACAAGGAATATAATTTTACTCTAGATCCTTGTGCAACATCAGAAAATGCTAAATGCACTACATATTACACACTTGATGAAGATGGGCTAACAAAAGATTGGGGGGGACATACAGTATTTTTAAACCCACCTTATACTCGCGGAGCTATTGCGAAGTGGATTGAAAAAGCACATTATGAGGGTGGTAAGCCGAGTACAACAGTTGTGTGTTTAATTCCAGCAAGAACAGACACTAAATATTGGCATGACTATTGTATGAATGCGGCTATGGTTTATTTTATAAAAGGTCGTCTTAAATTTGGAGGAGGTAATAAAAATAGACCTGGAAATGCAGCACCATTCCCTAGTGCAGTAATTGTGTTTTCATTTGATAAAAAAAAATATTTTGGGATAACTCCCACACATTCATTGAATAAAAGAGGAGTTAAAATTTAATAAATGTGAACACACTAGGACTATAAAGTGAAAAAATGCGTAAAACTTTGTTTAAGAAATAATAAAAATTGTGTTACAGAGAAATGTAGATATTGGGTTGATAGCAGAGAAAACAAAAATTGTACGTTTATAGCTATTAAGAATAATGGACCCATGACTTTGAGACAGATTGCTAAAATAGAAAAGATAAGCCATGTGGCAGTTAAGGGCATACAAGATCGTGCATTAAGAAAGCTTTTGCCGAAAGTTAAAAAAGATGAATACATTTAGCCATTGATTGCTTTTTTAATATTCTTTAACTATTTATACAAGAACCAATGGGTTTTGATCAAAATTTTTAGGAGATAAATGATGAGAAAAAAAGTAAAAAAACTTTTAGAAGAGGGCACAGTACGACAATTTATGAAGTATGCTGATATTCCTCCGACATATACAGAAAATTTTCTTGATAACGTCGATAAAGAACTCGATGAAGAAGTCGATGATGAGTTTGAGCCAGAAGAAGATGTAGGTTTGGAGCCTGAAGCTGGCCTAGAACCTGAAGCTGGCCTAGAACCTGAAGCTGGCCTAGAGCCTGAAGCTGACGTAGAACCTGAAGCTGGTCTGGGGCCTGAAGCTGACGTAGACGAGGAATTAGTACAACGAATCGTTTCGGCTGTAGCTGGTGCAATTGAGCAAGAAACAGGTGTAGCAGTTGATGTAGCTGGTGCAGATGAAGCTGGCCTAGAACCTGAAGCTGACGTAGAACCTGAAGCTGGCCTAGAACCTGAAGCTGGCCTAGAACCTGAAGAAGTCGAAATGGCAGAAGCAGAAAAATATAATCGGGAAGAAGCGGAAGAATATACATACGAGGGTATGGTTTCAGAAGTAGCAAGACGAGTAGCATTGCGGCTTGTAAAAGAAAAGAAATAAAAAATATAAAGATTAAAAAGCTCCTAAAGCATTAAAGAGGGGGGTAAAGCCCCCTCTTTTGATTAAACAGGAATTGATTATGAAGCTAGATATTGAATTTTTAAGACAATTAATTAAAGAAGAGCAAGAAAAAAATGTTTCACCTCTTTTATCTAAACCTCCTACCATGGAAGATATTAAAATTATGGTTTCTGAAGTTTTAGATGAAATGGCCGGTGAGAATGACAAAGCTTAATGAAACACCCGACAAAGTAGTCCCACAGTCGGGAAGCCAAGAAGAACCAAAAACAAATTATATTATAATCCCACCACTAAGTCCAGATGATGGTGGATCAGACAAACTTCGTGTTATGGGATTAATTGGTGACTTAGACGAAGAAAAAGCATCTGAAATTATGTATGGGATGCTGTCTCTTTTTCAAAGTGGCACCAAAGAAATGCCAAAAAATCCTGATGATCCAAAATGTGAAAAAGTAGTAGAAGTTCATGAACCATTTGAGATTATTATTTCAACTCACGGAGGATCGGCGTCAGATATGTTTGGTATTTATGATTTAATGCGTAAAATGCAAAATGATAATTGTGAAATTCATACATATGGTTTGGGTAAGGTAATGTCTGCGGGAGTCTTGCTTCTTGCTGCTGGCACTAAAGGTCAAAGAAAAATTGGTGCTAATTGTCGTGTTATGCTACATGCTGTAGCTGGTGGTTCGATAGGTGAAATACATGATTTAGAAAATGAAGTTGAAGAAGTTCGCTGGATACAAGAACAGTATATACTTTCATTAGTTAAAGAGACAGCAATGTCTAAAAAGTATCTTACAAACCTACTTAAGAAGAAGGTTAATATATATATTGGTGCTGAAGAGGCTGTAGAACTTGGTATCGCCGATGAGGTTATTTAGTGGCAAGAATAGTTGGAGTGCAAGCAGATATAATAAAAAATCTGTATGAAAAAACATTAAAGAAAAAAGGTTATGCGTTTTTTGATGGCAAGAAAGCTTTTAATATTAATATTATAGGCATTAGAGCAAGTACTAATTTTACAAATTTATTTGATGACTCAATAGTAGTTATATATAGGGGCGATAATCGACAATGGATAGTTGATACCTATGAAACAACTACTGACCCAGGCAAAAACAGTCTTGGCACACCAATGAATGTACTAGGCTGTGCCATATTAGTGCCAGGACAATATAGATCGACATATAAAATTGATATGCATAAG